CCCGAATTAAAGCCGTATCGTACGGAATGGATGGTCTATTACGAGGAGCTGAAGATTTCGGGGTCGATTGACATGCTTTTCGAGAATCCCGACGGGACGCTTCTAATATATGATTGGAAGCGATGCAAGGAGATTGCATTTGAGAATAACTATGGTAAGACGGCCCTGACGCCGTGTATTTCGCACTTGCCCGACACCAACTTCTGGCACTATGCTTTGCAGCTGAATGTCTATAAAACCATTTTGGAGCACAAATACGACAAAAAGGTGGTCGGTCTCTTCTTAGTCTGTTTGCATCCCGATAATCCCTATAAAACCTATGACCGTATCGAAGTCCCGTTCTTGGACGCGGAAATGAAGGCGCTCATTGAGGTGAGGAAACTCGAGCTTTCGGGTAAAGTGGATGTATAATATTGCGGGGGGTGCCTATAGTTATTTACATAGTAACAAATATAAAATCGTCTAAGATGAATACATATAATGTGCCAACAATGTTATGAAGATATGGACAAGGGTGTGGTGTTGGACCAATTAAAGGAATCTTTGGAAAAGAGGGATTTTTTTACTTGGAATGCGGTTTCATTGAACATGCTTGTTTTGATTATGTCGGATGAGACCAATTGCGAAGAAACGCGGCAAATTGCCTATACATTATCGGTTGCATACAAAGATTGGTATTTGGCTACTGCGGGGCCATAATATTTGGAAATGAATACATATAACCATATAAATATTAATTAGGGGGGTTACTATACAATTGATTCCAATGTCTACATTGAATCTCGTTTCGGTTTGGTCTGGTATTTTATATTATTGCCGATTTTTGTATGCTTTTTTGCGATGTCGGTTTTATGTCGGATTGATGTATCTTGGATGGAAATCGCCGGTTTCGGTGGTAGAGCGTGATAAGAATCCGACTGAGATTTATATTGATGCGGCGCGTGAACGATTTCGGGACAGTTTTACTAAGGTTGATGATTTCAATCGTAATATAGAATCAATTGTTTATGTTCCGGACAAATTGTCCGAGGCATTATCGGTTGAAGATAATTTGCTCGTTCCAACATGGAAAAGACGTATTATATATGAATCGACTCCGCGCGGCAATATAATCATGTTTTACGATATAGCCAAACAGGGATTTGCCTATTTTTCCGACCAATCGATGACCTATACGATATTAAATGCGGTGGCCATGAAATATGTATTGATTTACTATTGTCGCGATTTTTTTGTGGATGAGACTGAATTTGTGGACGAGGGTGTTGCGAATCCTTTTGTCGTTGCACAAAGGGGTGATTTGCTGAATGAGACGGCAAAAAAACGTGAGCATCAACAAAAATTGATGCAAGATACTAAGAATTCGAGTTTTGCCAAATTGAAAAAGTATCCTACCAAGCCTTTGGAACCCAAGCCTTTGGAACCCAAGTCTTTGAAGTCCGAAACTGTCGACGCGATAGTAATACAAAATCGTTTCATTTATCTTGGTAAACTGATTAATTTTTCCTTTATACAACCCATTCATAGTCGCCGAAAGATTGTTCGTCGTACCCCGACTATGTATGACACCATGTTTGGCGATGTTTCGAATGAACGTGTGAATTACAAGTTATTCAAAGAGCGGTTGGCTGCTATACAAAGCACTCAAGCTTCTGGTTTCGAGGACGAGTCTTGATTTTCTTTGTATGTCTTGGAAAATTGGATAAATCCGATGGACTTTTCCAAAGAGAAGGACGACCCCAAGTGGTCTCTTGCAATATCATAACCTTTTCGCTCTTTTGGTGAGAGGGAATCCAAATAAAGTTGAAGTAGTGTTTCGATTTCGAGCATTATAATAATGGTTATATAATACAATCATTATTATGGTTTTTGTAATATCAATTTTCTATGGAATGTTATGTTATGTCGATAAGGTCGGTTATATACCCGGTAAATTATGTGACAATGAACGGCAACACGCAAAAGGGGCATTGTTAGTTGCCGCTAAACCTTTTTGCGGTGGGTTCAGTTCTTTTATCTGGCATTTATTGGCGACGAGATAGGCAATATAATCTCCCTGGGTATTTGGAATACCGGTCTGCTTGTCCGTCTTAGTAATATGCGTACATAATTTCAATGTATATGGATTGGGCGTCGACATGAGTTTCGCTATATCGGGTGGACATTTGCGGTCAGGGACATCCGTATCGGCTTTCTCGCATATATTTAATCGGGAAATCTTAGCAATATAATCCCCCTGAGTGTTCGAGTTGTTCGTCGCATCGGGTTTTACTATATTCACCTTTTTAGTGCTGCCAGTATAATCTGGATTGGATTTTACGATTTCTCTTATACATTCATATTTGTTCACTAACATCCCTGCATTGTTGATGACCGACGATTTCACGACATTGGGGTTTTCTTGGTAATTTAAACCGGATTGTATAATGTGACCGACATTGTATGTGCCGCAGCATCCCCCGTGTCCTCTTACTGCACCTCCGCGCATAAGGGTTCTTGGTAAACTCCGCGATATTACAGATTGGCCTACATATCCCTGATTCCGATGCCCCCCATTTAGGGAAAACTGTTTGTGTCCCACACTTGCATTATTGTAATTTGCCGCGGTTTTTCGCTTCAATGTTGCAATTGACATTATACATTATGTGTAGACAATATTTGCATCGTCAATGGATGGCCGGCGGGGGGATTTACATTGGGTCCGGCGTGTTCAGTCAGTGTCCAGTTTTTGGCAGATTCCCCTATTAAAAATGGGCAGCTTCCCAGTCGATATTTCAGTGTATTTTTGCCGAGTGTTGCTATATATGAATTGGGGCGGATGAATGTGAGTGAATTGCAACCGTTGATATTTACGACGGGTTTGGCGATACTCGGATATTTCGCGGGATTTGCTAAGACGATGTTTTTATTGGGATAGATGCTGAGTGGGGGTGTGACATATTGGCTTTTATGCGGGTATTTGTTGGGTGCGGGCGTCGGTTCGTCGCATGCCCATATAGAAGTACATTCCGTTTTTTCGGTCAAGGGAATGAATGCCACATCGAATAAATTGACGTTTTTCTCTATACCGAAATCATTCTTAGTCGTTCCATTCAAAATGGTCGTTATTTTGTTCAATTCAGTGAGACTTCCCGCGTCGCGGGTCACATATTTTGAGGGGGTCTTTATTGCTCTTAGCTTTTTTACGGTCAAATAATCGCTCGCGGACATATATCATATCGTGTGATTTTATTTATGCGTAGTACAAGTATATGCTTTTTCTAAATTTATATAAAGGGTTTTACTAAGAATAGACAAATGAAGGTTATGCAATTTGTGAAACCTTTTTTGAATCTGTGCTTTATCACGACAGCGTTTGCTGTTAAGCCGAGCATGAAAGGCGTTATGCCCAAGTTTGCGTCGCCCCTATACAAACCAAAGACGGCAACGCAGCAATTATACACGAAATTCTTAGAAAATCGCAATGTTTCAATTGTATTGGCGTCGGGTCCGGCGGGTACGGGTAAGACGCTTTTTGCGTGCAATAATGCTATACAAGAATTGCGGGCGGGTACGATAAAAAAAATTGTGATTACGCGACCCCTGGTCGCGGTGGAGGAGGAGGAGCTCGGATTCCTTCCCGGCAACATAAATAAAAAGATGGACCCCTGGACGCGACCCATTATGGATATTTTCGAGGAGTTTTATAGTAAGAAGGACATTGAGACCCTGCTTTTGACGGGTGTGCTCGAAATATCGCCGCTTGCCTATATGCGCGGCCGGACATTCAAACACTCCTATATTATTGCCGATGAGATGCAAAATAGTTCGCCGAATCAGATGCTCATGTTGTTGACGCGTATTGGCACCAATAGTCGAATGGTGATTACGGGGGATGTGAAACAGACCGATAAGAAGGACCGGTGTGGTCTGAGTGATATTATACAAAAATACAAGGTGTCGAATCGCGTGGAGAACATTGATGCCATTCGTCTGATTGAATTTGATGTGGCGGATATTGAGCGTAATCCGGTGATAAAAACCATCATGTCTTTGTATGAAGGTCCTGTCCAAACAAATAAGGCGGCGGTTCCATCGACCGAAACTAAGACAACACTGGTCCCCAGCCCTATTACGAATGATTGTGCGCTTATTCCTAAGAACGATTTATTGCGGACTTATACTAAGAATCCTTATACGAATGAGCATTTGAATTGAGGTGTCTGCATGGTTTAGGTGTATGCGGTTTTTTCCTATAAAATAAATATCGACATAACTAAATAAATTATGTCGATGCCTTTGTCTAAGAGTTCGGTGGACGCGGACACGGATGTTGATTTATCTTGGTTAAATACACATAAACGATTGACTGATATAAAACAAAATTATTTCAGGGAGCCCATGGCCAGTATCAACCTCTATTTCGTGTATGTCAATATAAATGATTATATCAATAAAATTACACGACAAACCCAAGATTTTGGGGGGTCGGAAAATACGGTCATAACGAATGACCAACTATTGGCGTTTGCACAGCGACACAAAATCTTAGACAATGTCAAATATCAATTGCAGGATATATTATTATACAACATCGACATCGAACCGGAGAATATCCAAGATATGGCGAATACGGGGGGCTACGATACATTTGTATCATCGGGGAAGCGGTTTTTGACGTCGGTTCCTCTATTGGGTGATGTCAAAATATCCAAATCGATATTTATATTTCACGAATTGAATGCCATTTATTTCATTTTCCAAGAAATGTTGCCCGATGAGAGTAAGAAGCCGAAGCCAATACTGAAAATCTTGGATGATTCTGTAAAAAAAGCGGGGGTTTCTAATGGAAAGAAAACGAAACGCGTGGCCATCGTGCCACATCGCCGGACTAAGAGGGTAATAGATAATTAGGTTGGTTTTTGGGGTAGGGGGTCGGGGTTTATCGTATCATATATCGTTTATTCGATTTCACGCGTTTTGCGGTCATGTGGTGTACTCCCTCTGGTAAACTTGATATACTATATATTAGCTCTCTATAGTCCTTTATGTTTACATTCTTAGAAAAATGCCGAATTGTTTTCATTGTTTCTTGAATTGTCTGTCTTTTTTTCGGACTGGCTAAGATAATCCGTTGCAGGTTATTACTATATTTGTGTATAATGGGATTGTCGATGTCATTTTCATATAGAATATCATAT